GTTGCCACTGGTTGCGCGTTTGCTTCTTGAATTAAACGTTGTGCACGCTTGAGATCTCCAAGTTGCTTTTCAAACTGAGATAGTTTTTCAGTCGATGTTTTTTGATGAGTCTTGATCCCCTCAAGGATCGATTTGGCCTCATTTACAAGTGTCTTATCACTCATGTTATTACTCCTTATTAGGAAAGAAGCGCAGCCAAAAAAGCGCGCTCTTGTGGGGTTAAAAATTGCTTTTCTTTGTCCTTTTCTTTGTCCTCATCATCATCATAATGATCCTTTTCCTCATCATCAGAATCCATATCCTCATCATCAGGATCGATCATATCCTCATCAAAGGTATCATCATCGGGATCAAGTTTTGATTCTTGCATATCTTCAGACATTTCATGCCGCGCATATGTTACGATTACGGTTTCATCAGTCATTTCAACGTCAAGTATATGTTTGAGGTTTGAGATTTTAAACGTACGATTTTGCATATTATATCCTTTGGCGGCAACTGCATCACCATTGGCGGGTATTGTTACGATTGAGATTTCAAGAAGCTCAGCCTTATCAAAGTATTGCCCGCTTTGCCCGTGTGCGGGGTGTGACTTTTCAAGCGTTGATCGCGGTGTACTATCGATCGGATTAAAGCCAACACTAACCGCATTCAGAAAGCCCGCCTTTGTTTTGCGCGCAACCTCTTTGGCCTGTGGATCATCCATATCAAATTCAACATCAACCATTAATTGACCATCAACAACATCAACAACGCCCTTACCTATTGGCAAGCTGTTAGCGTTGTGATTGAGAAGGATCACGGGGTTTTGACGAAACTTTGAGAGATCCCAACCGCCTTGATTGATCACGTCACCATATCGATCCGCGTTTGCTGTACTTGCCACAAAAGACACTAGATCGCCTTTTGATGTACCTTCACGCAGTATTTCACATTGTAGGTTTCTTATATACATAAATGCCTCTATATGTGTATATACATCATTGTACACCTAATTGCAATATATACAAGAATTACAAGTATTTGCAAATAATCGAAAAAAGATAAAAATAATGTTTGACTCTAATAACAATACACTATATTGTATTGGTGTGGGGCAATGATGCACCGACAAAAACAAAGGACAAACAAAATGACATATATTATCAAAACTGAACATTCACACGAACAATACGACAATGAATTTGAATTTATACATAGAATGTACAATCTTCAATTTCATAAAATAGCATACACATTTGAAGTCAAAGACCGATTAAACAACTCAAGTCTATCAATAGAACCAAAAGAAAAGCTATTTAGCAATTAATAAACCAACAACAACCCGCCCGCCTTGAGCGGGCAACTTCAAACCAAAGGACAAAAACCATGAAATGCGTAATTATCACATATCAATCAGGAAAAACAGCCGTATACCTCAAAAGCGATCCCGCCTTGCTTGATGAAATCCTACACTCCAATGAATGGATCCTTGAGCTACATGAGGCCGATTTTGTACAACCAAAACTAATCGAATCAAAAGGGGGCAAGTAATGCACGCCCTTGTATATATTGCGGCTCATATCGTCAAGCCCGCCCTTATCATCATCACAATCATCAGTTGCATTGTTGCCGCCTATATCATCACCACAACCAAAGGAAAAAAGCCCATGAACACACAACACACAACGCGCAGCGTACGCAAGCTCATCAAAGCAGTTGGCAAAACCAAAACAATTGCATTGCTTCAATCAAAAGGTTTGCGCCTCAAAGATTTTGACATTATGTAAAATGTGATCCTTGTAATTTTCTGATACACGAATCTATGTTGTTTTGGCCGCCTCTTACGGGGCGGTTTTTTTTATTTCTGAAAAAAGATCAAAATAATACTTGCATCAATATACTATATTGGATAATATAAAAGAGAACCCAACAACAACGGACAAACAAAATGAAAACAATCAAAAAAATCGCAAACTACACAATTCGTCAATACAAAAACGCAGATGTAACACAAAACGACTTTGCAACGCTTAAAGGATTCATGAAGTTTGTTGATTCATGTGTATTCTTGCAAGATGCTGCTTGCGGTGTAGTACTTACCGATAAAGAGCGTGCCAAACTTGATGAAATCATGACATCATACTACAACAGAAAGATTGCATAGTCACAACAAACCACGATACACAGGCCGCTTGATGCGGCCTTTTTATTTGCGCTTAAAAAACAGATCTGTGCACTTCTCAAGCGTATCACCCTCAAGCCCATCACATGCGGCCTGTATGCTTTTGGTGTTGCTTATGTTTGCAATCTCACTACAATCACCTTGCGAGGTTTGCGCATCGATCCCGCGTTGTTGCATACGACAAAACATTTCACGGCATAAAAGATCGCCTTGTGCTTGTGTCACGATGAAATCAGGGCCGCATATATCTTTCACCAAATCAAGATCGGTCAATTGCTTTTGTACTTCGGTTTGTCCCTTAGCAACTTGATCGCCACCAACGGCCACAACAACAGGCTCATTTTTCTTTGTAGTGTTCTGTACCACAACGACACCGCCAACGCCTAACACGAGGCCCACAACGCCCGCAATAACTAACTCTAACATGGTTTTATTTCCTCCAATCATTGTATTTCCATATTAACCACTCAGCAAGCAAGATACCGATCAGTATCCCAATGATCCAAAAATCAGCATGTAGCCCATAAATAACCATATTAATCCTCAATCACGGGGATTAATGTACACCTACAATTTATATCCTCACTTGCAATCCCAAAGGCTGCGGGGCTTTCTGTGCTGTCACCCGTCGAAGGTACAACAAATTTATTATTTACATCGACCGTTTGCCCATCAAGCTCAACATGTGTATCACGCACCTTATCATCACGCGATGATAGCCACTCTTTGCGGATGTTGATCCCGTTGTTTGCAGCTGTACTGTATGCTTGATCCGTTGCCATATTCACGGCCTTTGTTGATTCGGTGCGGGCAATGATGCGCGCCCGCTTTGCTGAAAATATAGTATTACGCTCTAATTCACTTGACATTTCATCGACTGAATCACCATTCAATAATCCAACTTCAACAATACGCTTGATCTTGTTTGCTGTGGCTTGAGTTATTTGCATTGATGCAAGATCATTGGCATTGACAGCCGCCTCACGACTTCCAAAGATCAGATCAAGAGGCTTTGTTTTGCCCGCCCGTGCAAAGACATCATCAAGCGCATCGTTGCCGCTCAAACTCCACACGCTCAACCATTGACGGCCTAATTGCTTTTGTAGTATTTGCATTTCATCAGCCATCGAAAGCAAAGAGGCCCAATCAATCACCGCTCTTGTAACCTTTGCGGATCCGGCATGTTTACGGCTTACAACATAATCCTTAACGCGATCTTGATACCGCTTTGACGCTTGCCTTAGATACGTATATACAGCACGCTCAATGCTCTTTTCAGCCGGTTGCTGTGCGCGTGTGATCCAACCTTCCCACATATCCGATCGCTCTTTGCGGGCGTTGATCTTTTGCTTTTCATCCTCAATCAACTCTTTCATGTACGTTTGACCACGATCACCAACAACAAACCATTTGATTTGCGCAACAGTACCGGCAAGGCGAAAATCTTGCAAGTGACGTGCGGCCCATGCCTCACGCTTGCGTATTGCCATTTCTTCGGTTTCAGTTTGCGGCTCTTTATCAGCGCGATCAACAATAGGCTTGAGCCGCCTGTATTGGTTGTTACCTTCAATGTTGCCGCCTTTGTCCCAAATCTGAGGCCAATTATCTTTCAAGTCTTGTGCATAGTCTGCATCAAAAACCCTGTATTGCGTATTTTCAAGTGATACCGTGCGATCGTCGCCCTGTGTAGGGAAGTTGGTAATTTCTTGCTTTTTGGTTTCATCATCCTCAGCATTAGATAACGGGTGATCCTTTGGTAGTAAATCGGTATCATATGGTTTGCGCTTGTACTTGCCCGTACGTAACGCATACAACAAGCCATTTACGCGCCCCATTGCCCATTGTGCCGCGCTTGATACCGATGGGCGCACGCTTGAGGGGTTTGTTTCAAATGCGGCCAAACCGCGCCAATATGACACCGCTAAATAATTGCTATTGGTTAGCTTTTTCTTTGGGTTATCGCCATATTCCTCATTATGATCAGCGGCTTTTTTTTTTAATCCCTTTTGCGCAGATTCATTGAGCGCATCCATTGCCTCTTTTGCATTGCTCTTGAGACCGTAATTTGTTTCTTGCTTTTGGTCTTTATTGATTGCACGCAAGATCAACTCAAGCGCGCGCACGTTTTGCCCCTCTTCATCGCCTATATCTTGAGCGGGTGTTTCTCGCTCATCCTGTGGTATTATTGGCGCATCCTCAAGGCCCTCATACATATACGCATCAGCGGGATCCATACCGTTAAGAATGTTCTTTGTTACGCGATCAAGCTGTGAATCACGTATCGTTTGCAAAGCCTCAACGCCTGAATAATCAATCTCAACACGAAAGGAGGTATCAAACCGCTTTGCGATCTGTGTGAGCAAGAAACTCAAACGCTTGCCCCGCTTTGTTTGAACTTCCCAGTAGTTCTGTGCCTGTTGGCGAGAAACTGCAAAATTAGCCGAATTATCGCCTAATATACTCGGAGGTGTGCCAAAAACGGCTGAAATTGCCTGTCTTGTGTATTCTCGCACCGCTTGAAACTCAAGATCGCGCGGGCTGATCTGCAATGGTTCGATCTTTACTTGCCCGCTCATCACCATTGCGCCCCCCTCTTGACTCATTCCCCTGTATGCGTCAAGTATGGATCGCCTTTGTTCGTAATCCCAAATATCAGCCTCATCAGCGGGACTGATCAAAATGTCCGGCCGTCCTTTTTTGGCTGCATCACTTGCCAACTTTTGCGCGCTTATATCGGCCCCTATTTCGCGCTGTAAAGGTTGGATCCCCCCTACACCATACAAAGCATTTACGCCCGCGCCCCATGATGCACTTTGTGCGTATACAACACGATCGATCGGATAGGCTACAATGTTGCCGCTGTCCTCAAACTCAAAACCCTTGATCCCCATCACCGGATCCGTAATGATTCGCGTTTGCTCAGGATGTAATCGAAACAATGAGGCCGGCACATCTTGAGGCCCCGCAAGCAATACATAACACCCGCCTGTAAGCATCAAGTCAACGATCAATTGCTCACGAAATGAGAAGCCGTCAACGTATGTACTTGGTTGATCCATCAAATCCAAAAATGGATGATCTGTGAGTACCTCGCTATTTTCACCGCGCCCGCGTATGAGCTTGATCGGCAATGCCGCCAAATCTTGAGAAGCTCTTGAAACAGCCGCAAACACATAACCGTGTTGAGAAAATGCAGCCATCGAAACGCCTGCGGGGTATGGGTTACGCGCGCCCTGTGCTCTATCCCAATCTGCACCGTGTGCGGGCCGCTCAGGCTTATCAACGGGTTTGGCAAACGCCTTTGTTATTGGTTCGATCAAGCGTGCCCAAAAAGAAACGGGCTTTGATGGTAAATCTTTGCTCATGGTATCACCTCATATTTGCTAATATAGCACGGGGCGATCTTGCATGCATGAATTGCACACCCCACAAGGATCACCGCCTTTTGATTCGTAACAAGACCATACCATACACAAGATCCTTTTAGCGTTTGCTTTTGGTATGCATGCGGGCAATCTATCCCAACTTTTTTGCAATAGAGGTGCTTGTATTGTGATTTGCAAAGCACATGATATGCTTTCAATAAATGCGGGCGTACAATCAAAGTAATCATTTTGATCAGCGGGTGCGGCCCCATAAATAATTTTTTTGATGCCGTGCACACCTGCAAAGTTTGAGGCCATCGACAAAAATATTGCATTGCGGTTAGGCACATATCTTGCCCCTATTTTGCCTGTGCCAATTTTCATATTATCGGCATTAATTGAGGTTAAAAACATTACATGCAATTGTAATGATGGTTTTAATTTTTTAAGATGCCTATATATTTTTTGTGTGGCTTTATACTCTTGATCTTTTGATGGGTGAATATACTGTATGTGTAAAAGTACATCAAGATCCTCAAGGTATTGCAAAGCTAAAAGCGTGCTGTCATAACCGCCTGAAAATAAAAGAATCATAAAGCCCTCTTTTTTTGTAACCATGTATTTAAAAACTCATTTGTCATTGTATCTTTTTGAAACAAAGATAGTTGATCCCGCTCTTGAATCAATCGACAAGCCAACAAACGCAATGTAGGCAAAAATCGAACAATACCAGATCCATCAAATGAGTTTGCGCCACACTTCAAAACATAATTTAATCGTTGCAATGTATTAACGCGCCCCACATGACACCACACGTCAAACTCTTTGCACATATCGGCGATCCATTTCATATTTTGCAATTTGCCCTCAGTACTACCACCAACAAACACGCCAACACCATTGCACACAAAACGCAAAAGATCGACTTTGTTCATGCCATCTTGCCACACAATCAGCATTTTGATCCCTTGATGTTTTGCTTGTATCTTGTCGATATATCGATCAGCAAGTGCAAGCGTTTGATCTTTGTCGCATACCACATCAGGCAAAACAACCCAATCAGCAAAAGCGGCATATTGATCAAGGTATCGCTCAAAAGCATCATGATCAAATGGTTGTTTTTTTGTGTGGCAAAGATATGCCCCGTTATCCAATGCGTATCCTCGCATATTTAATCCATCAATACATTTTTGATTATTTCTTACTGTTTGCGGACTACATAAAAAACGTAAGCTTGTTGCTGCAAAATATGTATATTTTATGTAAATGGATTCTGTGTTGGGGTGATATTGCAAAGGCGGGCAATACATGACACATCTTTGATTAATGTAATCTCCCCAATCCTCACGCAACAAATCATATTGAAGTTTGTTGATCATTGTTATTGTCCTTTGTTTTGTTGTTGTAGTTTGTCCCTACATCAATATATTATATTGATAAAACGAAAAGGGCAAATAAAAAGCAACAATCAAAGTGATTATTTTTGATTCTTTCGATCAAAGTATCGCTTGAGTGAGTCCCGATACATTTTTTCATTGTACTCAAACGCGATCATAATGTCACGTTGCTCAAGTACAGCATCATCAATGATCGCATCAAAGAGCATATCAACACCATGATCCCCGCATTCTTTGCGGTATTCATCGATCATACTGCTCAATGTGGTTTGACAATCAACCATTTGAATATGAAGCCGTAAAAGCCTGTTACGGGCCTCAGCTATTTTGTGCACAAGGCTCAAGATCCTTGTTTCTAGTTTTTGTTCGTTGCTCATGATTGATCCCCAAATAATGATAGTTGTGCATTTTCAAGTTTGTACTGTTTGCGGGCCGCATCAATGCGCCCCTCAATGATTGGCAAGTATTCCGGTGTGAGTTCCATACCAACAAAATCAAAGCCCTCAAGAAGTGCAGCCGCGCCCGTTGTACCGCTACCCGTAAAAGGATCCAGTATCACCGATCCCTTTTGCCCGCCAATCAATCGACAACACCAACGCATGAGCTTGATCGGCTTAACGGTTGGGTGTATGTTGCGCACCTCGTTTGCGGTACGACCGGCCCCCGCTCTTGGACTATTCAAGCCCTTTGAATTTTCGCCATGTACTTGTTTTGCAATGCCCTTTTGTGCTTCCAAATGATCAAGCCCCTCCTCACGCTCAGATCGTGAGGCTTTGGCGCATTGATACAGGTTTGCAGGCCATCGGCCGCCTTTTGGCTTGTACTCTTGAAGGTCTGCAACTTCGCTTGTGCCCTTGATGCCGTGCGTCACATATTCCGATCCTGTGGTCATGTTGCTTTTTACAGGTCGATCCCATCGGTTTGTATGATCCTCTTGAGATCCTACCCAGCACGGATCACCATAACCAAAACGACACCCATCTATATTGAGCGCACCCGTACCATGTTTCAAGACATTTTGTGCAATCGTCAAACCCTTTTCAAGCGGCTTACGAAGTAACAAAGCGGGTTCAACTGCGGGCTTGAGTGCCGTGCCAAACCCCTCCCATTTTTGGGCTTCTTGTGTTGCGGGCTTTGTGATCACATTGACTCTATATCCTTTTTCATCTATTTCTTTTGAAAAATCGCCTCTAATAGATCCCTCTAATGACACGCCTCTTTTTGCTGCATTATCAACCTTGTAAGGGGTTGATTTACGATCAACAACCTCACGCACCGCACCCGCCTCACGATCGATCGCTTTGCTTATATCGTGCGACTTTGGGAATCCTGAGAAGTAACACCAATGAATCATATCACGTATTACAAACCCGCCCTTTTGTGCAGCCATACCCAACGCGCAAACGGTACGCGTTGAGCTAAAGGCTATCATGTGCCCCCCGTGTTTCAAGACACGTAAACACTCAGCAAAGAAGTTGTGACAAGGTACAGCCGCATCCCAATCCTTACCCATAAAGCCCTTAATGTTTTTGCCCTCTTCGATGTCAGCCCATGTGCGCGCGATGCCATCCGCTGACATGCCGTACGGTGGATCTGTGCAAATTGCATCAATGCTGTTATCAGGCAATGTCTTGAGGAGTTGCATGCAATCGCCATGCAATATTTTTGTTGTTGGTATATCATCCCAGTTGTCGATCATTGTTGTTGTCCTTTGTTGCTAGTAATCAAAAACGGTGTTGTAAATGTCAAGACGCTCTTTTAGTGTGAGCTTGTTCTTGTAGTACTCCTTTGATAGTTTGAGCGCATCAAGTTTGTCAATGTAATCGTATTGTGAGATTTCGCTTTTGTACTGTGCTTTGTATAATTCTTTGTTCATTGTTGTTGTCCTTTGTTGTGCCCCTTGCGGGGCGGGTGTTGTTGGTTTGTTCTATT